TCCGATTTGAACTGCTGAAAGACCGGGTTGCAAAGCCGCTCGACCCCATCCCTGCCTCGTGGTTTGTCGACCTGTCACTCGACGTCATCGAGAGCACAGAGCCCGAAGAACTCGACGGCGCAGACCTTCTATGAAACTCTGGCTCGACACGGAAACCTACAGCCCGACGCCGCTCAAGTCGGGCACGCACATCTACGCCGAGCCCGTCGAGATCATGATCATCACGTGGGCCGTTGACGACGGCCCTGTCGGCACATGGGACCGCACGACCGGTGCGTCGATGCCCGATGAACTCGACTTCGCGATCGACGAGGCCGACGAATACTGGTGGCAAAACGGGAACATGTTCGACTACACCGTTTTGCGCCACGGCATGCCCGAGCTGCACGCACGCATGCCGCTGGAAAAGTGGCGCGACACGATGGTGCAGGCGTACGCGCACAGCCTGCCGGGCTCGCTCGACATGCTCTGTCAGATCTTCGGCATCCCGCACGATCAGGCAAAGAGCAAGGACGGTAACGCACTGATCCAGTTGTTCTGCAAGCCGAGGAAAGACGGCAGCCGCGCCACGCGCCTGACGCACCCGGCCGAGTGGGCGCGCTTTCTCGTGTACGCGGGCAAAGACATCACGGCGATGCGCGCGATCCACAACAAGATGCCGAAGTGGAATTACCCGAACAACAAAAAGGAACTCGCGTTCTCGCATCTGGACATGCGCATCAACCAGCGCGGTATGCAGATGGACACCGAACTCGCCCGCGCCGCGGTGCGCGCGATCGACCGCGCGCAGAAGGGCCACGCCGCGCGCACGCAGGAACTGACCGACGGCGAAGTGCAGAAGGCCACGCAGCGCGACAAGCTGCTCAAGCACCTGCTCGCCGAGTACGACATCGATCTGCCGGACCTGAAGAAGTCCACGCTTGAGCGCCGGATCAATGACCCGGATCTGCCCGACCCGCTGCGCGAGTTGCTGGCAATCCGGCTCGAAGCCACGATGACCAGCTCGTCGAAGTACAAGACGCTGTTGCGCGGCGTGTCGAGCGATGACCGGCTGCGCGGGCTCATGCAGTTCTGCGGCGCTAACCGCACCGGCCGCGTCGCGCACCGGCTATTCCAGCCGGGCAACATGCCGCGCCCTGACGTCGGACTGATCATGCGCGAAATGGGCGTCGCGAAGCTGGCCGACGACACCGCCGAGCGCTACACCGAAATGGGTATCGACGCGCTCAAGGCTGACTGCGCCGACCAGATATTCGGTAACGTCATGGGCCTTACCGCGAACGTGGTGCGTGGCTCGATCGTCGTGCCCGAAGGCCGAAAGCTGAACGTGTCGGACCTGTCGAACATCGAAGGCCGCAAAGCCGCGTGGCTGACTTACGAAGAATGGAAGCTGCAGGCGTTCCGGGATTACGACACCGTTCTCGGCACCGATGAAAAAGGCGACGTGATCCGCAAGGGCGTCGATCTGTACATCCTCGCGTACGCGCGCTCGTTCGGCGTCTCGGTCGCGGACGTCACTAAGGCAATGCGCCAGCTCGGCAAGATTCAGGAACTGGCGCTCGCGTACGAAGGCGGCGTCGGCGCGTTCGTGACGTTCACGCTCACGTACAAAATGGAACTCGACCTGATCCGCGCGGCGGTGTTCGCGACGCTCGACGCGGTTGATCCCGAGATCGTGCGCGAAGCGCGCAACGCGTGGGAGTGGGCCACGAAACAGAAGCGCACGCTCGGGCTCGACAAAGACGTGTACATCGCCTGCGACATCCTGAAACGCCTGTGGCGCCGCGCGCATCCGGCCACGTCGAGCTATTGGCCTGAACTGAAAGACGCGGCTATTCAGGCGATCTGCTCACCGGGCACGACCGTGCGCGCGCGGCGCGTGGTGATGCGGCGTGATGGTAACTGGTTGCGCGTGCAGATGCCGAGCGGGCGGCAGCTTTGCTACATCGCGCCGCGAGTCGATGACGGCGGCCAGATCAGCTACATGGGCGTGAACCAGTACACGCGGAAATGGCAGCGCGTAAAGACGTACGGCGGCAAGCTGTTCGAGAACCTGTGTCAGGCGAGCGCGCGCGACATCCTGTTCGAAAACATGCCGGCCATTGAAACCGCTGGCTACCAGATCGTGCTGTCTATCCACGACGAATTGCTGACGGAGACGCCTGACACCGAGGACTTTAGCGCGGAAAAGCTATCGGCCATGCTCGCCACCGTGCCCGAGTGGGCCGAGGGTTTGCCCCTGTCTGCGGCTGGGTTCGACGGGTACCGCTACCGGAAAGATTAAAAAGCGCTTGTCAGGTGACGCCGAACATACTAAAGTACGGTTACGCCTGACAAAACGAGTGAGACCTGACATGAAAACCTTCTTCCGCCGCCTGCTCCTGAAAAGCAAACTCGCCCGCGTGTCGGCGCACCTGAACGCTATCCAGCGCGAGCGCGAGATGCTCGACCGCACCGAGAAGTTTTGCATCCGCGAAGCGAATCGCCTGCAGCTCGAAGCGCTGAACCTCGACATCCGTCGGCGTCGTCATGCTTGAGAGCAAGGTCGAGCAGCACTTCGTCGACTGCGCCAACGCGCGCGGTGGGGAAGTGCGCAAGCTGGCCTACATCGGCCGGCGCGGCGCGCCTGACCGCATGCTCGTGCTGCCGTACGGCCGCGTGTTCTTTGTCGAACTCAAGCGCCCCGGCAAGGACGCCGACGACCACCAGGCCCGAGAGCATCAACGGCTTCGCCGCATCGGCGCCGATGTGCGCGTGCTCGACACGCTCGAAGCCGTGGACGCTTTCTTTAATGAGGTTGCGCCGTGACAACTGCTACTGAACTTATATTGCGCGATGTTTGCGAAACCGACCCGGCTGACCCTGACTTGAACGATACCGTCTGTATCGGCATATCGGACCTGAAAATTATCGTCGAGCGCCATATCAGCCACGGCATTGAAACAATCTCCAATATCCTAGCGGTGGAGATTGAATGTGGTGTATTTGAGCAGCACGTCGTTCCGGCGCTCGCTACCGCGCGCAAAGTGCTCACCGAAAAGGTGGAGTCCGAGCTGTGAACACCGAGTCGCTGGAACTGATCCTGAACGCAGATCGCTTTGTGCGACTCGTCCGCGTGGCGCTCGGCTGCGCTATCCTTGGTCTCGCGGCATGGGGCCACCATGTGGGGTTGCTATGAATGCCCGACTGATGTCCGACGATGATCTGGTGCGCGTCACCGGCAAGCGCCGCTACACGAAGCAGGCCGAATGGTTCGCGGCGCAGTTCGGTGTCAGCGTCACGCGCGCGGCCGACGGCAAGCTCGTGATGACCTGGGTGCAGTTCGACGCGCTGCTCGCAAAGAAGAACGGCACGGCCGGCGCTGCCGCTTCACAACCTGTTGAACTCTGCTATGACTGATGAACAACAGCGCGCCCTTCGGCACGGTGAGAACCTATTCACTCAGGCGCGTCGAGCGGGCTGGAAGGACGATGGCGAAGGACCGCTGGAATACTTAATCCGAACGGCGTATGAAACCGGATGGGACGACCACGTACGCTCGGTAAAGGGCACGCGATGAGCACTCGCAAAAAAGCTAAATACCCGCGCGTCTACGAGAAGCACGGCGCCTGGTACTGGTCCGAGCCGATATCCCGAAAATGGATTCGGCTCTGTTCGCTTGAGGAAAGCGAAACGGTGCTCGTGACGCGGCTCGCCGCCGAGCGCGCGAAGGTCGAGCGGCCCGAAGGCACCGGCGACATGCGCCCGCTGATCGACGAGTACGTGCGCAAGCACAAGGCCGAGCACAAGGAGAAGGCGTGGCCTTCGTACGGCACCTACGCGGGCAAGGGCTTCCGTAACGTGAACGTGGCCGACGTGAAGCCGTCGCACATCTCGAACTGGCTCAAGGTCAAGTACGCTGGCAAGCTGCCGATGCAGCGCGTGATGCGCGCGTTCCTGTCGGGCTTCTTCCAGTGGTGCGTCGCAGAGAACAAGCGCGACACGAATCCGTGCAAGGAAGTGAAGCTCAAAAAGCCCAAGGTGCGGCAGACCTATATCACCGACGAGCACTTCGCCGCGATCCGTGCGGCCATGCTCGAAACGACGTACGAGCGCGCCGGCCGCGAAGTCACTGCCGAAGTGCCCACCGGCCCGATGATGCAATGCATGGTCGACCTGTGCTATCTGACCGCGCAGCGCTCGACCGAGATCCGTAATCTGAAGTGGTCGGACATTGACCGCAAGGCCGGGGTGATCCACTTCGTGCCGAGCAAGACGGAAGACAGCAGCGGCGTGCGCGTCGACTTCAGGATTACGCCCGAGATCGAAGCCGTGCTCGCGCGCGTGCAGACGATCGACGGCCGCCCGAGCATCGGCGATCTGCCAGTGATCCACACGCAGAAGGGCAAGCCCTACGCGGCGAACACGGTGCTGAAAGCATGGAAGGTTGCGGCCGAGCGCGCGAAGCTGGCCGAGCTGGGCTACACGATCAAGGATATTCGCGCGAAGGCGCTAACTGACGGCGTGCGCGATGGCTACAGCATCGAAGCGCTGCAGGTTGCCGGCGCACACACCACGAAGGAAATGACGGAAGACTACATCAAGCAGCGGAACGTACCGGTCGCGGACGTTCGGCTGCGCATACCAGGGAGGGCGGCATGACTGAGGAAGAAATCATTGTCCTGGCGGATGACTTCAAAAGCACGAGCATGGCTTGTGGCGTGACGGTCGATGACTTTGACGCCGTTGGATTCGCCAAAGCCATTAGAAACGCCACGCTCGAAGAAGCGGCGAAGTCCTTCGAGCGCTTCTTCGGTAGGGGTGATGAACTCGACGCCGGCTATGCCGCCGACTCGATCCGCGCCTTGACGCGTCAGTAAATTATTAGACAGTCGTTAGACTTGGCATTAGACAGCAGTTTTGCTACCCCGCTGAAAGCCCCGTATTCGTTGGTCGGAGCGAAAGGATTCGAACCTTCGACCCTCTGATCCCAAATCAGAATGTGAAACGGTACTCAAAGGCAAGCCAGTAAAGGCGAGGCGCGGGCTGCTGTCTAATTGAATGCTTAAGAAACAGGCAACAACCCACGCGGGTTTGCGGCCAATTGCAGAGCACTTATTAGACAGGAAACGCTATGACGAACGACCAAATTGAATCCCTGGTTTCGGATTGGGTGCGCACTTTTGACGTGAAGCTGACGGCCACGCAGCACATGGGATTACAGCTTGCACTTCGTGATGCGCGCGCCGCAAATGGGGCGATTGGGGAGCGGGAAGCGTTTGAGGCGTGGGTGAGATCGAAAGACGCTGCGGCACCTATGTACCGGCGCGACGTGAAAGGCTCCGAACGTATTGGTCAATACTGCATGCACTGGATTCAGGATCAGTGGGAATCGTGGCAAGCCCGCGCCGCACTAACCCCGCCAAAACCATCGTGCCTGCACGTTCGGCTGAACGTCAACGTGTGCGAAGACTGCGGCGCGGAATTCGATTTCGTATGACCCGTCGCGTCTACGTTCCGTTCGCGTATCAGAAGCTGATTCTCGAACACCAGGCCGAAGTCGAGCGCTGCAACGTGTGGGCGGGTATGGGTATGGGCAAGACCAGCTCGACCATGACCCACCTTGACGCGCTGTATTCGCTCGGCATCGAGACACAGCCGACGCTGGTGATCGCGCCGCTGCGCGTGGCGCAATCCACCTGGCCCGACGAGTGCGAGAAGTGGGAGCACCTGCGCGGCATGGAAGTCGTGCCGCTGATCGGCTCGGTCAACGAGCGCACCATGCGACTACGCCGCGACGCGCCGGTGTTCTCGATCAACTACGAAAACATCCCCTGGCTGATCGACTGGTTCAAGCACAACCCGCGCCCCTGGCCGTTCGGCACGATCGTGGCCGACGAGTCGACGAAGCTGAAGTCGACGCGCATCTCGACGCAGACCAGCAAGAAGGGCAAGGAATTCCAGCGCAAGGGCGGCGGTGGCGTGCGCGGCCGCGCGCTGGCCGAGGTCGCGCACACGAAGGTGCGGCGCTGGATCAACCTCACCGGCACGCCGGCCCCGAACGGGCTTAAGGATCTGTGGGGCCAGCAGTGGTTCATCGACGGCGGCCAGCGGCTCGGCCGCAGCTACACCGCGTTCGAGGGGCGTTGGTTTCAGGCAGTGCCCGGCGGCAACGGTTACCGGCAGACGAAGCCGCTCGATCACGCGCAGGCCGAGATCCAAGCCAAGTTGCAGGACTGCACCGTGTCGCTCGACCCCGCCGACTGGTTCGACCTGGCGCAGCCGATCGTGCGGCCGGTCTACGTCGATCTGCCCAGCGGCGCGCGGCGGCTGTATCAGGACATGGAACGCAAGATGTTCATGGAAATCGGCGAGCACGAGGTCGAAGCGATGAATGCCGCCAGCCGCACGATGAAATGTTTACAACTCGCTAACGGTGCGGCGTACATCGACGACGCCGGCAACTGGAAGGATGTGCACGATGAAAAGCTCCATGCGCTCGAAGACATTGTCGAGGAAGCTGCTGGCATGCCTGTGCTCGTGGCTTATCACTTCAAGTCTGATCTGGCTCGGCTCACGCGCGCTTTTCCGCGCGGCCGTCAACTCGACCAGAATCCGCAAACAATAAAGGACTGGAACGCGGGAAAAATCCCGGTGCTGTTCGCGCACCCGGCCAGCGCCGGCCACGGCCTGAATCTGCAGGATGGCGGCAACATAATCGCGTTCTTCGGTCACTGGTGGAACCTGGAAGAATTCCAGCAGATCATCGAGCGGATCGGCCCGGTGCGCCAGATGCAGGCAGGGTACAAGCGCCCGGTATTCATCTACCACATCATCGCGCGGGACACGATCGACGAAGACGTGATGCTGCGCCGCGAGTCAAAACGGGAAGTGCAGGACATTCTGCTCGATGCGATGAAGCGCAAGCGTTTGGGGTAGACTGCGCGGATATTTCGACGATACAAAAGACGAAGGAGCAGATAATGTACAAAGCACTGCTTTTAACGATGTTAATGGCTATCGTGACAATCGGTCTGGCGATTTCCAATCTGGTGCTTTCCCAGGCGAACAGCAAACTCCGATCGCAACTGGACAAGTCAACGGAGGCGCTGGCTAGTCTGTCGTCGGCAAACACCGCCTTTGCCACGGCGCATGATGCGTACGTCGAGGCATCAGAAAGATTGCAGGCTGCCTTACAAGAACGGATTACTTTGCTTGAGAATAGCCGAACGCCCTAAGCCCAGCATGAACGATCAGCCGCCCCTTTACATCAAGATTGTCGTCCGGTCAGCGGGCGCCGTTTCAATCGCCTCAATAATTGCGATGCTGTCAGGCGCGCAGCTCCCGACTGAGACGTGGATGATAAGCGGCGCTGGCATCCTCCTGTGGGTGTGGAGTGAATGGGACTGGTGGAACCGCAAATGAAAAACCGAAACTTCGGGCTGGACGTGGTTCGCATGTTCGCCATCCTGCCGGTGCTCGCCGTGCATTATTCCGCGTTCGCGCTCAAGGATGTGCCTCAACTGATCTACGTTACTGGCGATCTCGGCGTCGAGATATTCTTTGCGCTTAGCGGATTCCTGATCGGCGGGATTATCCTGCGCGACTTCGAGCGCGGCTTTTCGTGGCGCGTCAGCCTGAATTTCTATGTGCGCCGGTGGATGCGCACCCTGCCGCTCTACTACGTCTTCTTCGTGGCATCGGCATTTGTCACCATTTACGGGCTCACGCTGGACAAGGTGTGGTCAGCGAAGTGCCTCGCTTACCTCCTGTTCCTGCAAAATCTCGCGTGGCCGATGCTGGCGCAGTGGTATCACGAGAGCTGGTCACTGGCCATCGAGGAGTGGTTCTATCTGATCTTCCCGGCCATGTTCGCGGTGCTCGTCGGCGTGCCGGCGCGCACGCGGATTCTGGTTATCGCGGTGACCCTCATCATCGTCCCGCTCGCCCTGCGGATCGGCTTCTACGATCCGGCCACCGATTTTGACCTGTACGTGCGCCGCATCGTCGCGCTGAGGCTGGACGCTATTGCCTTCGGGATTCTGGCTATCTGGGCCGTGCGGACGTTCCCGGCCGGCATGCGTTACTGGAAGAACGTGATCGGCCTTGCGGGCGCGGCTGGCGTGTTCGCAACAATCGAAATACTGATGGGCCGGATTGACGTTGGCGTATTCTTCCTGCGCACGTTCTCTTTCTCGCTCGCCTCGGCGTCTTTCGCGGCTATTGTCGTGTGGGCATATTTCCAGTCATGGGCGCATCTGGAAGCGGGTGGAGAATCGAAGGTGATCGGCTGGTTCAGCACCCGGAGCTATGCCCTCTATCTGTGCCACGGCAGCATCGTGCGGACGATGCTCAGGCATGGATGGTTTGCCGAACGCCCGGTCGTCTCGTTTCTAATCTTCGCGACCGCGACGCTGGTATTAGCAGAGGCGGCGCACCGGCTCATCGAACAACCGTTCATGCACCGCCGCCCGCGAGAGATTCACACGGCAATCAGCGGACGCGTCGTGCGCGAATAACTCCGGTGGCTGTCAGCGTGCTCGTGCTGAAACTCGCGGTGGCAGTCAGAAAAACTGTGGTTGATCCTGAGACATTGAACCGCTGTACCGGCGCTACCAGTGAAAGGTTGTTCGATGCCGCCTGGGTAGCGCTGTTTATCGCTCTGATACCGTTAGCTCCATTCGCCCCTGTCGTCGTCGTAACCGCAGTTTGGGCGATTGAAATTATCGTACCGGCCGCTGATATAAATTCGACGTTTCCACTCACGTCCCAATCACCCGCAGTCAGCACGATGCTCGTGATATTGGCAGTCGTCCCACTGGTCAGGGAAACACCAGTTCCGGTGGCCGTCAGGAACTCGCCAATACTGCCTGCATTCGCATTGTCCGCTGCGGTCGTACCCTTGATTCCAACCGTGCTCGATGGAGAGATCAGGCCGGATGCAGCGATCGTCGAAAACGATCCTGCGGTTCCAGTAACGCTACCCGAGAACACCACGTTGCCGGCGTCGTCCATCGACATTGGCGTGGCGCTGTTCGTGCTGTTGACGATCTGGAACGCACCATTGAACGCGCGGATGAACTTGTTCGGCGTTGTAGCTCCGTTGCCTCCGAGGACAATCGCCGCGCCCGACCCGGTATTGGCGGTGGCGTTGACGACGATCGTCGCGCCGCTTGTCGCCGAGTTCGTGATCGTGACGGCGCCGGTGAAGCTCGGAGATGCCAAGGGCGCGGCGCTGGCGTTGCACGTAAAACCGGTGCCGCTCGTGTACTGCAGCGCGCTCGTCGATGTCGAGCAACTCGGCATTGCGAACGCCGTCGGCGACGCGCTCGACCCCGTCACGTTTGCCACGACCGTATTCGCGGCCTGCGCTGCGAGCGCAGTCGCGGTCACCTTCGACCATGCCGGCGCGGTACTCGGCCCGGTGGACACGATAGCCTGGCCCGCAGTCGACCCTGCCGGGCTGATCAATGAGACGGGCGACAGCGTCGCGGCAAAGGCCGTCGAGGAAAGCGCAATCAGCGCGGCGAGTAGGAGTCTTTTCATTTGAGCGGTTTCCAGTTGCAATTTTTTTCGCCGGCCTGATCGTGAGACAGGATCGCTTTAGCGGTGGCGTCCGACAGCACGTCGGTCTTGTCGAGATAGATTGGCTTCACCCAATCACACGACGTATCGACGATGCGGGTTTTCGTCACGACTTCCGGCGCGGCCGGCGGCGGGCACGTCGCAGCGCACCCGGCAAGCAGCACGAGCAGCGCGCTACCGAGTCCAGTTCTTAAGGTCATTGCGTACCTCGTCGGCGGGTTTGGCGGCGACAGCGTTGTCGATCTCGGTGCGCGCGGCAACGGCCGCGGCGCCGGTCTGCGCAGCCGCCTGGTTGGCTTGCGCCTCGGCGGTCTGTGCCTGCGCCTCATGCACCTGCGCCGTGGCCGCGGCGGCCGTCGCCTGGGCCTTCGCCGTTTGCACGGACTTGCGGCTCCAGGCGATGCCGAGCGCGCTGGCGATCAGCGCGAGCGCCGTGACGATGTAGGGAATAAAAGGTGCGATCATGCCGATACCGTCCCGCCTGCCGCCTGATAGGCGGCCTGCAAATGTTCAAGCTGGTTTTCGTGCTGGCCGTAGCCCGCGCCGGGGAGACTCGCCCACACGTTCGAGCACTTCGCCACGGCCAGCTCGAAGCGCCCCGCGTCGATGTACGGCAGCGCGCCGTGTTCCTTCAGTTGCTGCAGCGCGTACCGGTCTTGCGAGATCGGTGAGAAGTCGCGCAGATACATCTGCGCCTTGTAGATGCGCCACCACCGGTAAAGGATCTGGTAGCGCCCGGCCGCAGTCGAATGCAGCGTCGGGTTCAGCACGTTCGGGTGATCGGCGTAGCCCTTGAAAAGCAGCGGCCTGGCTGGTGTGCTGCCGACCAGCACGTTGTAACCGTCGTCGCTTTTGGCGAGCAGTGCCGCGCCGATCTCGCTGACGGCGATCATGTCGAGGAACGCAACGCGGTTCTCACCGCCCGCAGTGCCGGCGTCAATTCGTGCCATCGCCGCCACCTTTGCGACCGAACATGGCGCGCAGTCGATCGAGCAACGCAGCCTGGCTGACCACGCGCGCGGCGACAGCGAGCAGCGCGCCGACAATCGGCACCCACTGCTGGCCGTGCTTCGGGAAGAACGACAGGAGCGACGGCGCGACGTTGGGGAACTGGTCGGCGATAGCCGGGATTGCCGCGAGCAGGATCACGCCCAGCGCACCGATGCGCACCGACCACCACGAGCGGATCGTCTTCAGGTCCGCTATAAAATATTCCTTGATCATCGCGACCACCTTTTCGTCTCGGCCCTGTTGCCGGCGTTGTTCTGAAGCAGAAAGCTCGTCAGCTTGTCGATCTTTTCGTTCGTGTCGTGCACGGAGCCTTTTATTTCAGCGAGGCTGTTTTCCGTCTGCACCTGCTTGTCGTGCTGCGCCGTTTTCAGGTTCGCGACGTCGGCTTCGATCAGCGACACGCGCTGCACGAGAGTGAAATAAGAGACGGTCAACGCGACGGCCGCGCCGAGGATTCCGGTAACCAGCGTCTGTAGGTTTATCTTTGTTTCGATCCAGCGCGGCTTATCGAGATCGCTCATTGGACTGTCCTGTAACCGGCCCACACCCCGTTGAATCGCTCGAACTTCACCCAGTTGCCCGCGGCCGGCGTGAGGTTCACGTTGCCGTTGCCGTACATCTGAGCGTTGCCGCTGAACTTGTAGGTGGTGTTCGCGTCGTTGTGCTGGATGGACAGGTCGCCACCATCGAAACCGCCCAGGATGTTGAGCACCGTCGTCGCGCCGGCCTGCGTGACTTGCACCTTGTCGTAGCCGAACACGTTTAGCGCGGTGCCGGAAACCTGCGGCACCTGCACCGGGTGCCGATTATTCGCGTAGGTCCATCCGGTTTGTTGCGGAATGCCCGTGCCGGTAGCGATGACGCCGGCAGTCGATACGCCTGAAAAATCGTTGTCGCTGAAGTCGCAGTTCTGGTAGACGAGGTTGTTTATGAACGTGATGTTCAGCCCGTACTTCGTGCGCTGCGGCCCCGAGTAATCGACCACACGATTGTTCGTGATCTTGATGTTTGCGTAGAGCGCGGTCGGGTCCGGTACGGTCAGGGTCGGTGCGACCCAAATACCGTCCTGCGTTATCGTCGTGGTGCTGAGGTTGCAGCTATCGATGATGTTGCCGTCGACCACGCAATTGACCAGGTTGCCGCCGACGTCCGTGCCGAGCTTGATGCCTTGCTGGGCTGCATACCGGATGTAGTTGCCGACCACGACGTGATTCGAACTGACGTCGATACCGTACAGACCGGCGTAGATGACGACGTTGTTCGAGAACACGAGCCCTTCGTTCAGACGCACACCGTCCTGGCCGAGCCCAATGCCATCCTGCGCAGCGTTGCGGTTGTCGATACAGACATTCGAATCGACCGTGATATACGAATCACCGGCGCCCACGACGATCATGAAGCCAATTTCAGCGGACCCACCGACGATGTGCGTCGGCGGCGTTGCGCGCGTCACGAAGTTGCCGTTGATGCGGATATTCGATGCAATATTGAAGTTGCTTACATTCGAGTTGTAGCCGGTCAGAATCCCGTTACCGCCGCAGCTCACCACGCTGTTCTGTTCGATGTCACCGTTGATGCTGCAATACGCGGATATCGCACTCCAGCCGATGTTCTCCAGCCGGTTGCGCCGGATCGAGAAGTTCGAACACGTGCCCGTCAACGGATTCAAAATGATCCCGTTGTAGATCACGCCCCGGATATAGCAGTCTTCGACGCACAGTCCGCTTTTCGCCACTGTCTGAGACACCGCGCCGAACGACTGGCCGGCGTTGTTAGCGATGTTCCCGTCGATGCCGATGTTTCGAAGGACGTTGTTATTGCCGTTCAGAATGAAAATGGCGTTCGGGTTGTAGCCGGTAAAGCCGGCCGCGTTGTTCGGCACCTTCACCGTTACGGCGTACTTATCACCGCCATCGATCACGACGTTATCTGTCGTCACGACGATCGGCGCCGACAGCAGATAGGTGCCGGGGCTGGGCGCGATCCTGCCACCGCCGGCCGCCACGACTGCGGTCACCGCCGCGCGCCACGCTGCCGTGTCGTCGGCCACGCCATCACCTACCGCGCCCTTGTCGCGAGGGTCTACGACGAAGTGCGAGCGGTTGTACACGGCGCTGCCGGGCACGAGTGTCGTGTCGGTCACGCTCTGCGGCGGCGGGGTGTAGACCGACAGCGTCGTGCCGGTGCGGATATACACGCGCGAGATTCCGGCGGGGACTCCCGACGTGAGTGTCAGAATCGAGTTTGCGACGGATTGGATCTGGTCGCCGCCCTGGTTCTCGGTGTCGAAGAAAAGCCATAGATTGGCTTTGCTGCCGGGCGAACGCGACAAGGGGATCTGTGTGGCGCCCACGGCCACGTCAGTACCGACGATAAGACCCGGCTTGCCGTCGCTGCCTAGCTCGTCGCGCAGATCGCCCGCGCCAACGCTCGACGGCATCGGCAGGAACGTGAGATTGCCGAGGCTATCGAAGGCGAGCACTGTGCCCGCGCGCTGTAGCGCTGCCGGCAAAATGCCGGAGACCGCTTCGGAAACGGGGAAACTCACGCTGCGTGACGTGGTCTCGGCAAGCTGCTGAATCTGGATTTCGGTGCGGTCGAGCGCGTCTTCGATAACTTCGGGGTAGAAGCCGCCCTGATTGGTGATGTCCGTCGGCTGTGTGTACGGCAGCGCGCCCAGCACAACGATGTTCGAGCCGGCCGGGAGTGGCGTGCCGACAAGCGGGTAGTTGATCGAACCACCAGGCGAACCGTTCTGGTCGGCGCTGAGGCTGACCGAGTAGTCGCTATCCAGCGTCAACGTGGTCGTCGCGCCGCTCGCCGCAGTCAGAATAACCTGCACGTCGGTCTTGCTGAAAATCTTGAAGGAGAACGGAAAGGAAACCGTTGCGCCGTTGCCTGCAAACGGTCCCGCTCTGCGTGTCGTGTTGTTGACAGTCATCCGTGCAACCCCTTATAGATGCACGGATTCTCCCGGCTAAACAACGGGGTATGTGAACGCGTCAGTGCTTCGGTGCACGTCCTAGCGCGACACCTTCGGCAACGTCGAGCGCGTCTTTCGGGTGCTGCTTGCCGCTCGCCACATCGGCCAGATACTGAGCCGAACCACCGGCCTGCCCGAGCCCCGGAATGTGCAGCCCCATGCCGACGGCGTTGGAGATGTCCTTGATCGGCGCGTTGACGTGCTGCCCCGTCGCCAGGTGATACACGTCCTTGCCCGCGCCGACGAGCGTGTTCAGGAACGACTCGACGCCGACCTGTCCCGCGTGGCTATATCCTTCGACCATCGCCGCCGCGTCGCGCACGAATGGGACCATGCCGGCCACTTCGATAGCGATCGACTTGCCGATCCAGTGCGCCCAGCCGTCTTTGTCGTTCGGCGGTCCTTCGGTCAGATATCCGGCCCATATCGCCGGCACGATCAGCGCCATGAATCCGCGCGCGAGCGTCTGCGGGTTGCTGATACCTGCGGTCTTCAGCTTGTCCGCGATGTCGGCCGCCTGCCCATAGCTGTTGTTCATGAAGCCATACAGCGTCGTGAACATCTTCACCGCTTCGCTCGAATTGTTGATCACCATCGAGCGTGCCGTCGTGATGTTGCTGCCGTGTGCCTCGCGCACGACCTTGCTCGCGTACGCTACGGCCTGTTCCTCGGTCATCGGCTCGCCGGTGCCGCCCATGTTCTTCGGAATGCCAACGGTGATCGCGCGGTCGTACGCGGCCCATGCGGTCGGCACGGCCGTCATCATGTCGGACCACGCGACGGCGGCATGGCCGAAGCGCTCGGCCTTGCTCAGTTTGCTTTCCGGCTCGAACAGGTTCGCCGACATCGCGCGAAAGTCGCGGTCCTGCTGCAGCAGCCGCGCGCGGATCTCGGGGAACTTGTCCTGCGCGCCGCGGATTTCCTCGGCGTAGTTCGTGCCCATTGCGGCGAAGCGCGCGGCGAGGAACTTTTCACCGCCGCCCGTAAAGTAGCCGCCCGTCTTGATCGCCGCCGAACCGCCGTGCTTGAGCACGGTCGAGATGCGGAACGCGATGCCGTTGATCACGATGCCGGTGCGCGTATATTGCAGGATCTTGCCCAGCGCGCCGATCTCGCGGTCCTGATTGTCGGCGTTGGCCGTCTTGCCGAGCCACTCCTGCAGCGAGCGGTACGCTTCAGGCCCGTAGGTCTTCTGGAACTGGCGGCGAAAATCGCCGTTCGTGATGATCTTGTGGACGTCGATCAGCGTCTCGCGGTACGCGAGATCGTGAATCGCTTCGGTCATCGTCTGCGGGATCGTGTGGAAGTCGAGATCCACCACATCGGTATAGCCCTGGTTCCGCGCGTTCAGCGAGCCGTTCGTCGTGGTGTCGGGGCGGTAGTACGACTTGCCGAAGAGCCCTTCACCCGGATCGATCGCGCGGCCGGCGGCTTCCTTCTCGCCGCGCCGCGAGCGCAGCGGGTCGTACTTGATCGCGGCATAGCCGCCGCGCTGCTCGCCGAATTTCGTTTTGAAGGCGCGCGGCTCGATGCGCTCGGGCGACGTGTTGCCCAGGCGCTGGTTCATCGCCACCATGTCGGGCCAGTGCTTATCGTACTGGTCCCACACTGATTGCACGGCGGTCCAGTCCTTCTCGGTCATGTTGTCGTGCAGGAAGCGCCACACTTCCTCTGGCTTCCACTTCCACCCCTGCGTCATCTTGTCGAAGTTGGACTCGTTGCCGACGTGCAGCGCGATACCGATCATCCGGCCGCGCGTCATGCGCAGCGGCACCTGCTGGTTATCGGTGCTGCGATTCACGTCCATCAGGCGCGTGTTGACGACGCCTTCTTTGAGGCTGTCCTGCCACTCGCGGCCAAGGTGATCGGCCATGCGCGCGAAGTCGTCCGACATACCCTTGAGCATGTCGATCTCGTGGTAGTTCGCGCGGAACACCGGCTCGTAGATCGCTTCGCCGAACGGGCCTAGCAACTCGTGCATGTCGTACTGGTTGCGCTTGTATTCCTGCGGCTTGAGCTGGGCGCGGATCGCGCGCAACTGCGACGTCAGGTGATCGAGCGCGATCCTGAACGGGTTGTTGCTGCGGTCGGCGGGCTTGTCGAAAATCTCGGCGTCGCTGAACTGATCGCCGCGCGCCTGCATTTTCGGGATCAGGTGCTCATTGACGTATTGCTGGATCTCCTGCTTCTCGCCGTTGATCGTGACCGTCTTGCGGTCGCGACCGATCTTTTCGAGCGACTTCACCGCATCCGTCAGGCCGCGAAACTGCTCCATCGTCATGTCGCGGTACGGCGTGCGGAACGCGGGGTTGAGCATCTCGGGCGACACGTTCGGCGCCATGCCGAGCGCGGTCTGCGACTCGACCCACTTTTCGAGGTTGATCTGCTGGCGCGTCGGTGTGTCGACCGGGTTCGTGCGCAAGTCGAAGCGCGCGAGCATGTCGTCGATCTGGTCGCGCACGTCCACATCGATCTTCGCGCGGGCGCTTTCCTTGTTGAACTTCTTCAGATATTGCAGCGACTTCAGCACTTCGGCCGCCGCGGCACGCGCGGTCTTCTCAAGCTGGTTGTTCAGCAACTGGTTCCGCTTCTGCTGCGCGGCTTCGGTCAGGTCGCCCTTGAGCCGGGCCGCGTCAGCGGCGCGGGCGGCGCGCGCTTCGGCTGCGCCATACTTCGACGCGTTGACGTCGCGCACGCGCGCGTTCGCGATGACCGTCTCAGCCGCAGCTTTCGCCGCCTTTTCGAGCACGCGCACGCCGCCCGTTGCCTTGGTCAGCGCCTTGTATTCGGTCGCGATAAAGCGCGTGCGGACTTCGTTATGGATCGCCTGGTTGGCGGCCTCGTTCATCGCCTGCGGTGACGTGATATCACCATACTTTTCCAGCATGCGCTGATCGGTCAGCGCTTCGACGACTTCGCGCCGCGGCTCGGCATCGGCGATTGCCTTCGTCATCTCGTCGGCGTTCGCGAAGCCGAAACGCTCGGCAACCAGGTCGGCGGGGATCTGGTTTTCCTTGTTCGCCTGCCCGAGCAGGAAGTCTTGCGCGGCGTAGGCAGGCTCTTTGGCGACGTCTTCTTTCACCTGTTCGCGGATCGCGGCGCGCTTCGTGGCCACGTCGGCGCGCACTTCCTTGCTCGCGCGCTCCTTCGCGATCTCGGTGAAGCGCATGTCGCGCAGCGTGCGCGCGGTCAACTCGTCGGATGCTTCGAGCGTCGCTTCGTTGCCGAGCGCGTGGTACGCCTGGAATTCTTCCGGCGTCATGCCCGCTTCTTCGGCCGTGTGGAACATCGGCGCGTACGCGCGCTCGGCTTCGGCGGTGCGGATCGCGTCGTTCGTCGCGAGCAGGCGGTCGAACACGCCACGCACTTCGGGCGACAATTGCACGCCGAGGTTCTGCAACGAGCGGTACACGTTGATCATCCACGCGCGCACACGCTGGAACACGCCCTGCAATTCCGGCGTCGGTGCCTTGCCTTCGAACAGGTACGCTTCAAAGCCGCGCGCGAACTGTTCGTGCATGCCGCGCTTATCCTCAAGCGACATCGAGCGCCACGCTTCCGGCGTCGTGCCCATCCACTGCGCCACCGTGTCGAAGTCCTTCGATACTTCCGGCAGCGTGCCGTCCTTCGACATGTGGCTGAGCATTTCCAGTTGGAAGTGCCCAAGCTCATGCACGAACGTCGAGAGGTCCGCATCCTTGTTCAGCGTGATCGTGCTCGGCGCGCTGGTGATGTCGTCGGAGAACGACAGCTTGCCGCGTGCGCTAGTCGGCTTTCCTGGCGGGCTTTCAAGCGGCTGGGGGGCTCCACCACCGAGCTTCTGCATGTTCTTCGCATCGTCGCCGCGCAATTCGAAATGCGCAATCGGTGCCTTAAAGCTGGTGCCTTCGTCGTCGAAGGTTTTCTTCAGCCGCGGGTCTGTTTCCGGTACGTCAAGGTAAAAAACGTGCCCGTGCTCGCCCGACTTCGATGCGTAGCCTTCGGCGTACTTCCGGTCGCCAGAGACCCAACGGCCCGTAGCGTTATCGAAATCCGCACCGCCGTGGTACAGCCGAACGAAGCCCGGCGCGACAGGGGGCTCTGTCAGCTTGGAAAGCTCGTCCTGCCGCTCACCCGGCGATAGCTGATTCAGCGCGTTCGCGCCCGGTGCGTCTTCAGCGGTGATCCGCAGCGGGTACTTCGCGTACATCGCTTCGGGCGACAGGCCCGCGCGCGCACCGGCTGCGGTGTAGCTGTCGCGCACGAGCGCGGCGTACACCTTATTCACGTCGGGGCGGAAGCGGTTTGCCTGCGTGAGCTGGTCGAGCACGTTGTCGTGCACAGCCTGCGCGGATTGCGCGACGGCGTCGTCGTTCGCCTTGTCGGCGCTGGCGGCTTCCTGCGCCTGCTTGAACGTATCGACGTGCGACTGGTAGAACTCCTGCGCCTGCTGCTGCGTCATGCCGTCGGGGTCGGTCTTCAGGTGCGGCATGAGCACGTCTTGCAGCGGCCCGCCCGCGATGTGCGTCGCGAAGTCTTCGACCGGGATCGACACGTCGCCGCCCGTCGCCATCGCTTCGGGCAACTGTTGTGCAACGCGCGGCATCGTGGCTTCCACGTCCGTAATCTTGACGCCCGACTGGTTCAGCGCGTTGGCGAGCGTGGCGGCATCCACATACACGTTCTGCACCGGCCCGTCGGCGTTCGCCGCGGCTACGAAGTCCTTGAACGCCTGCGGGTCGCGCGGACGCAGCTTGGAGTTCGCCGCCGACGTGGCGAGGTCGGTGAGCGTCTGCGCGTCGCCCATTGCGACGTCGGCTTTCGCCGCGTCGCGCACCCACGCACCCGTCGCACGGCCCGCGCCGTGCAGCGCGAAAAACGAGTTGAGGCCGTAATCCATCACCTTCTGCGCCGTCGATCGGTCATCGCCGATCGACGTGCCTTGAATGGCGTCCATCACTGCGTTCACGCCGACCACGCGCGCGATGGTTTGAACGGCGGTCGAGTCGGGCAGGATGCGCCCGGCCGCGCCGAACACGCCACCCATTTCCGCGCCGTGCAAACCCTGCAGGCCGATGGTCGTGAGCGCGGCTTCGGGGCTGCTCTGATTGAGCGCGTCGCCCGTCGCGGTGATCGCGCTCGCGAGCCCGAGCGTCGATGCTTGCCCAATCACGTCTTTCGCTGCGGCCTTCGCGAACGATTCGCCGGCCGCGTGCTCAAGCAGCGAGCCGCCTACCTTTTCCACGGCGAGCTTACCGAGTGCCAACGGTGCGCCCGCAATGAAGCCCGCGAGGCTACCCGCGCCGCTCGCCACCTGACCGGACGTCGTTTGCGCGGGGCCATTGACGTCGGGTGCCAGGTGCGCCATGAATTCGTTCTCGAAGCCCTGCGCGAACTGCGTCGGGATCTCAGACACGCCACCCACCGCGTCGCGCTCCTGCCCGACGGTCATGCCGTTCTGCTTCGCGTAGTTCTGGATGAACGCCTGCGCGCTGCCCGCGCCCTGTGCGTTACCCGTCGGCACGGCGTCGCCCATGCCGAGCAGATTGCGACCCCAGTTCATCATGCGCTCGCGCAGCGGTAGCGGGGAATTGTCGGGCTGGAAATAGCCCGTCGTGCCCGGCGCCAGCGGCACGGTGTTACCGGCGGGGCCGAGCGCAGTCGTCGCGCGCTCGACAGCCTGCATACCCGGCACGTCGTCGTGCGCGATCTTCGCGTTCTGCTGCGACTGGTAGAACGCCGCCGTTGACGGGAACTGCTTAGCGAGGCTCTGGAAGTCGATGCTCGCGACGGCGGCTTTCTGCTTCACGGCATCGGGGAACGCGCGCACGCTATCGACCGGCGTGCCGGTCTGCTGCGCGAGGCGTGCCATCTCCGCTTCGTAATCCGGGTTCGCGCCGACCGCGAGCGCGATATTGCTCTGCGCCGTCTGCGCCGTGCTTTGCAGGTACGCGGCGGCGGGCGACGGGGCGGCGAGTTGTGGCAGGCCAGCAGGGCGCGGAGCCCCAGCCGGCGGGACTTCTGCCGTGGCGGGCTCGCTAGGCGTGAACGGGTTCGAAGTGGTGCCGGTCGTCGGAACAGTCAGGTCGGCCATTTACGGATTGCTCGCGGTTCGGGATTGCGCTGTTTTGAAGTGCCAGTACGCGCCGAGCAACTGGCCCGGCGTCGGTTTGGTGACGCCGTTCGCCTTGAAGTCGGCTTTCAGCTTCGGCAGCACGTCGTCCGGAATATCGTCCGATGTCATCGACATCATGTTCATGGTCGTTGGGTCGCGCGAGATCTTCGCGACGCCGAGGTCGAGCACATTGCCGAACGTGACAGACTTCGTGAACAGCGTGTCGATGTGCTTCTCGATGTCAGCTTCGGTGAACTTCTTGCCGGCCTGGTGCTGCGCGTCGAGAATGCTTTCGTTCACGAACTGGCGGATTGCACCAACTTGCGACACAGCATCGGGGTCCGAGTTGAAGCCCGTCATCTTCGGGTATGGGTTCGTGCCCATCGACTGCAGGCGCTGCGATAGTGTTTCGTTCACCGCGCGCAGATTCAGGCTGCCCGGCGAGTTCGAGCCGGTGTCATTGATCAGTTCGGCGCGCTGCTTCGAGAGCGTCTTGAAGTCGTCGACCGACAGGTTTTGCGCCTGCACCTGCCACTGGTCATTCGTCATCTTCGCCATGATCTGCGGCGATGTGACGAGCGTCTGATACAGCGCGGTGTTCGTCGCGTTCGTGCCTTCCGACATGCTCTTTGCGAACGACTGCAGGCCGGGCACATCTTTCGGGTTCACCGCCGCGAGATCGGCGGTGTTGACGGACGCCCAATTGCCGCGATTCGCCATCAGCGTGCGCTGCACCTGCGCGACCGCCGCGGTGTCGCGCTGCTCGATCGCCTGCGTCTGCTCGTTGTATTGCTGCGTCGCGAGCGTGACGGCCTGCTGCATCCATTCGGGCTTCTGCTGCAGGACCGGGTTCGCGCGCACCTGCGCGATCACGTCGGCCAGCGCCGGGCGCGTCGTGTTGACAGCACCAGACTGGTACGCCGTGACGTTCTTCTGGACGTAGGCTTGGCCTTCCGGCGAAATGAACTGCATCCACGCGTTCGGGGTTCCCGCCTGCTGGGCTTTTTGAAGCGCGGTGTCCATCGCGCCGCTACCGTCGTGGTAGGCCGCCCAAGCCTTTGCGGGGTCCCCGTACTTCTGGACAAGCGCCGTCAAAAGCTGCGTGCCGACACGGTTGTACTCGGCTGGCGAATCGTTCGCCGCTGGCGCGATGCCGAAGCCGGGGTCCCCCGCCGTAGATTTGACGACCTGGTATTTGTATTTCGCGCCCGTCGGCGAGGTTACTGGCGTTCCGTCGGCGTTGTAGTCTTTACTGCCCGACTCACTTTGCGCTGTGATCGTCAGCATGCGCGAGATCGGGCTATTCGATAGCTGCGGCCCTACGGCGGTCATCACGTTCGCGACGGTCGTCGCCGCGACCTGTGTGCCGATGTAGGTGTTCAGCTTGCCGTTCACCTTCAGGATGTCATCGGCGGTCATTTGCGGCGAGTACTTCGCCAGCAACTGATTCGCGTACGTCGTCTGGCCCTGCTGCAGCGCGGTGTCGATCGCGCCGACGAGCGCGTTGCTCGTCATCGTCAACTGGTTGGCTTCGATCTCCGTGGCCGCCGCGCCGTTGATCTTGCCCGCTTCGTACGTCGCGGCCTTGATCGCCTGCAGCCCTGCGTCGATCTGCTCGGGGTTGTTGTAGCTCAAGCCGACCTGATTCGTCGCGAGCTTGACCGTGCCTTGCTGCGTCGATAGCGCGTAGGCCTTGAACTGCTGGCCTTCCCACTGTGTCGTCTGACCGTGGAACTGCGTGGCGATGTCCGACGCCTGCTGCTGGAACATGCGCAACTGCATCGGGTTCGACAGCTTCGCGCTGATCTCCGATGCGCTGTCCGTGAGCTTGCCCGTCATCTCGTCGGCGAGGCTCATGCCGCTCGGCCGCTGGATCGCGTTGACACCCGTTTGCGACATGACGCCGCCTTGCGGGTTGTACATCAGATCCTGCTGCGTCGTCTTGAGCTGGTTGACCGCGTCGTTCACGCGCGTCTGGTTCGCGAGATTCTGCGCGTCAATCGCCATCTGCGACTGCGCGTTAGCGGCCTGCCCGAGCGCGTCACCGGCCTGGCTGAACTGTTGCGAGCCCTGATCGAGCAGGCTCGCAGTGACAGCGGTCGAGCCCTGGAAGTCGGGCGCCTGACTCGGCGTAACGAGTTGCGACGGATCGAGCGACGGAACGGTCGGCACTTAACTTACCCCTGCGCGTTGATTACGATACCAGTTCGACGCGACGCCGGTCGCGGACGTGAGCAGGGATGACGCGCCGGCCAGCGTCGGGCTGACCGAGGCTGCGGCCGCGCGATACGCTGCCGAGTTCGCGATGTTGTTGTCTTCCTGCTGCGTGTAGCCCATTGCGGCGCGCGCCGCGTTCGCGGTGATCGTCTGGACGTTCTGGTCGGTGATGTACTGCGTGCTTTTCTGCACGTTCTCGGCGGTGCCGGCGGCGTTCACGTCAATGCCGTTGGCCGCCATCGCCGCGCGCTGCGACGCGATGGTTTGCGCACCCTTGGTTTGCGTGTTGCCCGCCTGCGCGATGCCTGTCGTCACGGCGCTGGCCGCGGCCTGCTCTGCGTTCTTCGCGTTGCTGAGCAACTGGTCAGCCTGCGCGTTATCCGCCGTGACCGTGTTGTTGGCCTTCGTCAGCGCGCCGATCAGGCTGAACGCACCGCCCGCCGCGCCGAGCGCGAGATTCGTGTTGCCGGGCGTGAACAGGCTCGACGTGAGCGCCGGTGAAGAGCCGCCGAACGCGTACGGTGCACCGCTGCCGGATGTGGCGCTCTGTGCGGTGCCAGCGATGATAAGTGAAAGTGAACTCATGATGCCTGTCCTGTGATCGCCGTATTACCGGGGAGCTTCGCCAGCAGGGTCGCGTACTTGTCGTTCATTAAGTGAACGTAGGCGCGGCCGAGCCGCGCACGATCAGTTTCGCCACGGTCAGCCGCCGATGGATGCTTCGATCGTCATCGACGCGACGATCAGCGGCAGCGGGTCAGACTGGCGGATGTAGACCGAGCCGTCAGCGTCCCAGCCGGGCGACAGGTCGAGTTCGATCACGTCGGTGGTTAGCGCCGGTGGCGTGCCATACGGCTCGGTCGTGCGCTGCTTGTACTGCACCAGCTCGTCGAGCGCCGGCCCCGCGAAGATGCCCGACGAGTTGTGCACGCGCAGCCAGACCTTGTTCACGTTCTTCATCGCGCCCTGACCGTAGCCCTGTGCCTGATAGGAGAAGGGCAGCGTTTGCATGTCCGCAGTGATCGGCAGGCCCACCGCCGCGATGCTCGCGGGGTGTTGCAGCGCCACTGTGCCGTTAGTCACGACCTGCTGCGGATGCACTGCGCCGTCGGCCAGAATGCTGACGGTCTTGCCTTCGATGTGGTCAAGCCCCGATATGCTCGACGTGGCCGCGCCGGAATACAGCACGCCGCAGTCGACGAAGTAGCTATCGGTCAGTGTTTCCACCTGGCGGCTGTGCATGCGTTCGACGTAGCGCACCTGCGCGCCGTTGACAGTGCGGCGCACGATCGCGTACAGCACCGATTCATTGCCTTCGGTCACCACGCACACCGATTCGAATACGCCGTCGGTGTCGTGGTGGTGCCACGCCGACACCTTGTTCGCGGGCGAATAGGTCAGGCCGAGCAGCGTGCCATTCGACGACACGCACCACATGATCGGATACGGCGCCTTTGCGTACGCCATATCGACGATGGTGAAGAAGTCGAACAGGTGCGGCGCCATGAGACTCACGTCCTGCGTGACGTAACCACCTGCGTAATAGTTGTACGTCATCTCGCCGACGTGGCCGCCGAGCGCCATTGCGTACAGCAGCGAATTGCTGACGGTGACGGGCACGACGTTCGACGCGCCGGTGTAGCCCTGCGGCTGGACCGACAGCGTGCTTGGCGTGAGCGCCTGCGTAGCCGAGCCGTTGGCCGTGACCGCCCACTCGGCGCTAGACGTCAGCAGCACCAGTTCGGACAGCGGCACGATATGGCGGATCGTGTTCGCCTCGCGCGCGGCAATGCGGAATACGAGCGCGTCGGTGTCGCGCGACGGCGTGCTCGCCGACAGGTTCGACTCGGTGCCGGTGCGCGTCATCCACATTGTTTGCGGCAGATTGATCGTGCTCGCGAACACGCGGCGTTGCTGCTCGTAGCTCACCGCGCCGGGGTAGCTGCCGGGGCCAGTGAAAGGATTGGCGAGTTCGGGCGGCGTCGTGCCCGTATCCGGCACGATGTTGTTGTCGACGACGGTCAGGTCTTCGGTCTGCGCGGTGAACGAAAAAATGCCCTGGAACTTGCGGTACACGTTGTAGCGCGTGGCGCCCGCCACCGCGCCCCAGGTAACGACGTTCTTCGCGGGTTTGAGGGAAAGGTCGTTGCTGACGGTGGTCGACGGCGAGGGCAGCGATTCTTCGCCCTTGTCCGATAGCGCCGTGACGACGTATGAATAATCTTCGTTGTACGACGTACCTGAGCCAACGATAACCGAGACCGACGGCGCGGCAGGCGCGGGGACCGCCGACACGAAACTGATCTGCGTGAGCGTCCAGTTCGACGCGCCGAGGCGGCGCAGTTCCATCGGCGGATAGTTCGGATGCACGATCGTCATCACGTCGGCCGACTGCACGTAATGCAGGTCGAACAGATCCGCTTCCACGTACGGCGTGGCGACTTCATAGATCGCGGTGCCGTCTGCGGTGAGCAGGGTTTCGCCCTGCGTGTGGAAGCGGATATAGCCGACGCCGAATTCCAGCGCCATCGTCTGCGTGATGCTGTACGTGAACGGGATCATGCGCGAGCGCGTCGCGCTGTGTTTGGTCCCGAGCACGAATGTCGTGCCGGCGCGGTTCACGGCGGGGCCATGCGGCAACGTGATGAAGTTGCGGCAGAGCGCGAGCCCGGTCTGGAACTGGTCGAGATCGACGCGCCCGTACAGTTCGGGCGTGATCTCGCCAGCGGCGAACGAGCGCGAGAGGTTCTTGACGTTCGCCATTATCGGTTCTGAATCCAGGGCGCGGGGCGCTGCGACTGACTGATCGAGCGCCGGCGGTTGTTCGCGTCGTTGGCCGTGGCTTTGCTGAGGCTGAGCGTGTACGCCTTCATGCACGACGACGCCATTGCAGCACCAGTGTCGCCCTTGACGACCGGGCCAGCCAGATACGCGGCCAGCAGCCACGCTATCGCGTCGACCACCTGTGCGCTGAACTTCGTCGTGTCGGTGACGCTCGCGACGTAGCGAATCATCGCGTTCTCAAGGCTGGTGTAGATCACCGATACGCCGTCGGTGCGCGCTTCGAGTTCATACGCCACGGCCGGCATCGTGAAGGCATCGTCCTGCCAGTGACCGCAGCTTTCGTCGATCGGGTAGAAGGTCGGCGCGTTCGGGTCGATCAGGTCGATGATGTTGCGGCAGTCGCTCGGCAACTGGTACACGAACTGGAAGCCGGGCGGTGGGGTGTCGGTGAGCAGCGCGAGGTTCGCGCGCTTCGTGGCGAAGCCCCACTCGTGCGCCTCAAGTACGAGATCGCGCGCGACCGTGTAGAAGCGCGCGCAATGCTCGGCCTGCGCGCTGCCTTCCGGTGGGCTGATGCTCGACACCGTGGCGCGGTCGCCCAGGTGCGCGAGCGCCAGATTGCAGATATCGACTTCTGAGGCCAAAGCACACCCCTCAAATAGAAACGGGAACCGCGCGGGCTCCCGTATTCGCTCACCGATGCGCGAGCCGCTTATGCCAGATCAGCTTCGAGCGTCGGATCGCGCGGCAGCGCGCCGGCCGGGTTGTTGCCGGTGGTCTGCGGCTGCGCTACTTTCGGCCGCTTGATCTGCTTGCCGTCGGCGCGCTCCATCCACGAGTGATGCAACGCCTGCTCGTCCGCGACTTCGAACTCGTCGCCCGGCTCGCGGTAGTGGCCGTAATAGCCCGCCACGATCGCAATGACTTTGATGCCCATAGTTCAAACCCCGATGAATGGCCGGGCCGAAGCCCGGCGCCTGATTAGGCCGTGAAGCCCTTGGCGTAATCCACCGTGCCGTTGAGCGTCTGCAGATCTTCGACGAGAGCCGCGGTCACCGTGCCGGCCGTCATCGGGCCAGTGCCCACCGTGTACTTGATGCCGACGTACCGGCGATACTTGCCGTACGGCAGATCCAGTTGCGCAATGCGCGCTTTGGCGGTGAGCGCTGCCAGCGCCAGTGCGCCGGTGTCGTAATGCACGATCACGTTCGTGGTCAGTGCGGCGTCGTCGGCCGACACAAGTTGCGACTGCAACGTGCCTGCACCGCCCGCCGTGAACGTCTGGCCGACCTGGATAAGCAGGCTGATGTCCTGCCCGTCACCGATACCTGCCTTGGTGTTCTGGCCGCCCGGCAGGGTGTCGATTACGTTCGTCGAATTCGCGGTGACCGTGATGGCCTGCGCATCCGAGAACAGGGATTGTTGATCCATAATCATGGTGCTTACTCCTGTTTCGTTTAAGAGCAAGCCGCCGAAACGGCCTGCGCCTTTGCGCTTCGCTTAGACGACGCGGGCTTCAGTCGACAGCAACTGATCGCAGATGCGGATCGGGATGCCGAGGAACATCGTCGTGATCTGGCCTTGGGCGACTTCGATGCTCAGTGCGTTCTGCGACTTGTTCATCGCCTGGCGACGCAGCATCTTGCCCACGGTGCGGTTCACATAGAACACCGGGCGGCCGACGCCTTGACGCGGCAGACGCGCAGTCATTTCGATCAGCAGATCCGGCAGGCTGACCGGCGACGTGCCATTGACACCAGGGAACGTCGGCGTGGTCGACGTGACCAGATCGGCCACGTTGATGTTTGCCGCGCGCACCGTATAGCGCCAGTCCTTCAGCGCGATACCGCAGTTCCATTCCCAGCGATCGGCCAGCGCGCGGAAGCGGTTGTTGCTCGCGTCGAACGCGTCGATCTCGCCGAGATCCTGATGGATGATGCCGGCCTTCGTGCCCTTCGGGAAAATGCCGGTCAGCGTCTGATCGCCCCAGCTCACGAGCCAGATCGAGCAGTTGTTCGAGCCGGTGCCGCCGCAGTCCACGATGTTGTTGCCGTTGGCCGCGCCCGAGATCGTGCTGTAACGCGGTGCGAGTCCGTTGAAACGCTCGGCAAAGACGGTCGTGTCGCCGTAGAACAGCGTCTGCGCCATCGTTTCGTTCATCGCTTCGAGGAACGCGTTGGCTTCCGAGAGGCGGAACGCGGCGCTGTTGCCGTTCAGGTTTGCGGCCTTCACGTCGATTTCGTTACGTGCTTCGAGCATGCCGCACGCTTCGTCAACCTGCGCACGCGTGGACTTGCTCGCCGGCACGCCGCCGTACATGCGGCGCCATACGACAGACGGCAAGCCGGTGCGCACAGTCGTGCGGTGACCCGTCGGCAGGTTGCCTTCCGCCCAGGTGGCGTCGAGCAGGATTTCGTTCGTCTGGTTGAGCAGTTCGACCACATCGGCGGTCGAGCCATTCGGGTCCAGCGACTTTGCGACGTCCAGCAGCGTCGGGTTCTTGGTGCCAAGTACGGCCATGATGTGCGCCCCTTATTTCTGGTTCGGATAAAGGCGGTTCTCGATCGGCACGCTGGCGCGGTCAACCTGCGCTGCGCTACCGGTAATGAGTTGACCGTCCTCACTGATTGCCTTGCCCGCCTTGACCATGAACCGGACAACTTCCGGGTGGTTGCCAAGGCCGCTTTGATTCAGCAGCGTCTTAAGCTCTTTCGAACCGAACGCATCGAGCGCTTTCTTTGCGACACCCAGGTTTTCCGACAGCTTGTCACCGCCGATTTCCTTGTCCGTCGTGGTCTGCTCTGCCCACTCGGCGGTCGCCGTCTTATGCTGCTCGGTCAGTTGCGCGGCGAAGCTCTGCGCCTGCTTGACGCCAAGATCCGCGATGCGCTGCGCCTGTTCCTGCGTCAGCCCGAATTCCTTTGCCGTCGCCTTCAGTTCGTCGACCGCTTCGCCTTTCAGCTCGACGCCGTCGGGCATCTTGAAGTCGTAGACGACTTCGGCAGGGTTCGCTGCGTCAGCGGGCTTCGCGGCTGCGTCGTCCGTTTTCGCTGCATCGGCCGGAGTTGCTTCAGTGCTCGCTGCCGGCGTGGCGCTGGCTGCGGGCGTTGCTGCCTGGCTTTCCGGTGCGTGCGCGGGAGCCGCGTCGCTGGCCGTAGTTGCCGTTACCGCTTGGCTCTCAGTGGTGGGGTCAGCCATTTGGTTTGTCCTTTACCTGCGCTTCGTTCGCCATCTGCGCGTAGAGTCCGAGGCCGCCTTCGATCGAATGGATCTGAGCCATCAGCTTTAGCGCAATGCTGCGTTTCCCTTCGTTGAAAATCGACCAGTTCGCGTTACCGTCGAACGACTGCTGGTACAGCCTTGCGTCGCCAAGCAGGCGCCACATCAATCGTCGGCCGCGTTTGCTGCTCATAAGCCATCGGATGTCATCCATCTCGACTGCGACTTCGAACTTCGACTGCTCTTTCGTGGCCGCGCGTTGTTCGTCTATCGCGGCAAGGTCAGTCGGGTTGAAGTCAGCGCTCATGAGTGCGGAGAATAAGGGCGGCTATTTGCGGTATGTGAACGGTCAATCGCCGTAGATGCGATTGGCGAGGTTCTTCGGCTCGCTGTTGCCGTTCGCGAGTTCCATGTCGGTGATCTGCAGATTCATGCTTTTGTCCGCGCCGTCCTGGTTCTCGTACTGCGAGATGCTGCAAACTTCGACGAGCGCGGTGAGTTGCATCACCGTGCCGACGGGCGGCAAGTCGGTGATGCTGAGCTTCGCGAGCGTCTCGTCATCGAGGCAGATCGAAAGGCCGTAGGGGTATTTCGGCAGATCGTCGTCATCGCCGCCGAGATAGGTGGCTTCCGACTTGGCTTCGGCTGCGGTGAGTTTCATCGAGATCATTGCGGTGCCCCTATCCGTTGTTGCTGCGCGCTGCCGAGACAGCGAACCATCCAATGAGACCGATGATCACTAGCCCCACAACGCCGATCGTGAGCCACACAAGCGCGGTCATTGCGGGCCGCCTGTGTAGCCGGTGAGGTTGCTCATGGTGTCGGACAGCACATTGCTTGCGCCGCCCTGCGTTGGTGCCTGTGCGGCCGTCTTGGCCGTCTCTGCGGCCTGCTGCATGGCGGCCTGCTGCTGCGCCTGCTGCGCGGCTTTGGCGCGCGCCTGTCGTTGTGCGTCGCGCTGATCGGGATCGACGTCGAGCGACGGATCGGTGCCGAGCGCATCGGTGTACTGCTCGTACCAGCCATCGGGGTCGAAGTTGTCGAGCACGGTCGGCGCCTGCTGCGAATTGATCTGCATCAGCGCCACGCTGCCAAGCGCCACGGTCAGCTTGTCGATGCTGTTCGTGCCGATCTGCTTCTGCGCCTGCGCGAGGATCGAGACGAACTCCACCTGCAGCGCGACGCCGGCCAGTTCGGGCGGTGGTGGCGGCAGCAGACCCGCTTCGACGATGATGTCGAATGCCGCGTCAACGAGCGGCTTGAGCAGTTCGTCGTGCAGGCGCTCGATCACCGGCCCGAGCATCAGCATCTTTTCTTCGTGCAGTTCCGCGACTTCCGTCGCCGTCATGTTCGCGTTGGTGTTGTTCGCGAGCATGAGGAACAGATCTTCGTAGAACGCGCTGCGGATGCGTTCGCGCACGTCCTGGATGTCCTGCAGCAGGTAGTCCAGCCGCAGGTTCACGTCGTAAATCGTGCGGATGCCACCGTTGGGCGACGCCGAATCGGCGTACGAAATCCCGCCCGGCAGTGTGTCGATGTCGTGGTTCTTGAGCGAAGTCGGCACCTGGATCGGCGGCTTCGTCATGTAGTCGATTGCCTGGCCCTTGCGCAGTTGCTCGTGCTGCAACTGGCGGATGTCGCCCAGCGCGTCCATCGCCGGTCCGTTGCCGTAGATGTCGCCGCCGTAGGTGGACCAGCGCGGCGCGACCACGCGGAACTTCTTGAAGCCCGACACGGACAGCAGCGCGTTATCGCCGCCCGTCGTGCCCTGGTTCGACGTCTGCTGCGAGTCCGATGAGCCGCCTACTTCGAGATACGTCGATGTCCACGCCATGTTGCGCGCGTCGGACTTCGACGGATCGCGGTCTTCGTTCGGCTCGATGCAGTGGATCACCGTGCGCCACACGTCCAGGTTACCCCGGTCGTACATATTGCGCGTGTTGTCGCTCACGTTCTCGTAGCCGAACTGCTTCACGAGCTGCGCGACGGTCTTCTGGAATTCGCGATAGAGCGTATCGACTTCGCCGCGGTCACTGGTCGAGATGCAGTACTCGCCGGCCGTCAGCGGATACATGCGGATCACGTCCTGATAGTCGGACATGATGATCGCAACGCCGGTGCCGAATGCGCCAATTTCCTCGTACATCGAGTGCAGCGAACGGTACACGTTCGAGCGGTTGAAGATGTCGAGAATCAGCTTCGTGACATCGGCGCACCACGTCTTGACGGGCTTCTTCTTGTTCAGGTCGTCGTACGGCGTCTTGAGCGCGATCCACGGCCGGGCGGGCGATGTAGCGCCGGCCATCAGGCCAGCACCCAGCACGCGCAGCGATTTCGTAGCTGTGCTGTCGAAGATGTTCTGGTTGCGACGATTTCCACGATTCCTATCCTCGACGAAGAAGCGCCCCGCGCGCGGCAGCAGCACGTTGCTGATGTCCTTGTACTCGCGAATCCACGAGGAACGCTCACTCTTCAGCGCATACCAGCGCTGCAGAATGAGTTCCTTGCGCGTCTTCACCGGCTTCGCGTTGCCGCCCGACTGAGTCGGTTTATCGGCTGCCGAGTCCGGTTGCGCGGTCTGGTCGTTCGTGAGAAGCGTCGCCACTTAGCTGCCCAGCAACGTGTTCGAGCCGAGGCCCGCGCCGCCGAGATTCAGCGCCGAGCCCGCGACGCCGCCCGAGCCCGTCAGCAGCGTGGACGCCGGGCCGCTGTTCACGCCCGCCGCGGTGGTCGTGCCGCCGGGGTTGAGCGCCGACGTGTCAGCAGCCGTGGCCTTCTGTGCGGTGCCGGCGGCGGCGCGCGCCTTGTCGGCTTCGCCTCGCTGGTTCGCGGCCTGTTGATTGGCCTGAACGTGCGCCGCGACTGCCGTGCCGGCGCTGATTGCTGCCGTGGCGCCGGCGACGATAAGTGCAAGTGAACTCATGATGTCTGTCCTGTGATCGTCGTGTTACCGGGGAGCTTCGCCAGCAGATGCGGTTCGTCGGTCATGTCGCGTTCGGCCTCGTCGACCGATTGCGCGGTGCTGGGCAGCACCATCGTCATTTGCGTTTCCGCGTGTGTGCGGAACAACGCCTTGCGCCCGCGCAGACCAGGCAGCACATGAAAGCCCGTGAGCCGCGCCGACTCGGTGCCCGTAAAAATCGTCACGTCACCATTGATGACGAGGATGGTCGCGCGGCGCAGAACGGTGCCCGATGCGAACACACCGGCGGGCATGAAGCAGGTTCGTGCGTACATGCCCGCGTGCAGCAGATGGTCGATGCGGGCTTCGACCTGGGGATGCTCGGCCAGCAGCGCATCGAGATCGCGCATCGCGGCCAGCGTCGGCGCGTCGGGTGCAGCGAGTTCGAGCGAGGGGGCGACAAGTTCACCCATGTCAAAACCCCTTGAAGTACACGCGATTCGTTGCGCGGTATCCGATGCGCGGCAGGATCACGTCGAGTGCGCCTTCGGCAGGTGCGCTGATCATCATGCCGAGCGCGCCGCGCTCTTTCGCGATGCTCTCGGCCAGTTCGCGAACCCGCGAGCCGGTGCCGCCAGCGCGCGCGCTGGGCGCGACGAAGTACGAGATCAGGCAGCCGATCAGCTTGGTGTAATGCGGCAACACTGTGAGCGTCACCACGCCGAAGCCCACCAGCTCGTCATCGCGCCACGCGCCGATGCACTGCGCCACGCCTGCGGCTTCCATCGCGCGGTACGCGTCGGCGTCCACCTTCGCTTCACCGAACTCGGGCATGCGTCCCGCCTCTGCGCAGTACTGCGCACAAAGCGCGTCGAAGCCCGCCGCACTGGCGAGATCATCGAACGTGCATTGCCGGACTTCGGTCATGGTGCTTACGCGTAGGGGTTGTGCTCGCCACGGTTGCGAGGCATCGAATATGCGTACGGATCGTATTCGGCGTGTCGTTCGGTATGTGAACGCGACAGGTCGGCCATCTTCGGTGTGTCGATCAACGCGAGCACGTACGCAGATGCCCAATCCGGTGAGCGCTTGATGCGCTTCTCGATGTCTTCGCGCGACTCGACCTGCACCGTCTTGCCCTGCACGCGCCATTTGGGGGCGCACAGATCGGCTGCGAGACGCTTGTCAGGGGGTAGGGCAATGCCGTTGTTCGCGAGCGGGTCCAGCGCCTCGCGCATGCGCCACCAGAGTTCGGTGCGCAGGTTGAAAAAGCGCAGCCGCCCCGACTTGTCCACGCCGCGCGCGGCTTCCGACACGTTCACGCCGTAGACCTGAATGTTCATCTGGTTCAGGAAGTCGTACGGTGACGAGCCGACACCGATCACGTCGATGTGAATCGGCGCGTTGTCGCGCAACTCGGCGATCGTGTACGCGGCCACGGTCGGCCCGTCTGGCGTCGCGGTGCCGGGCTTGACGATCGGTTTGTCGAACCACATGCCGTGCCGGCGTGCGATCACCGTGTTGTCGCGCCCGCCGCGCGCCACGTCCACACCGATCGAATCCATCGGCGGCTTGCTCGCGCGCTCTGCCCATCGCTCCATCGCGATATCGACCCACTCGGTGGGGATAAGCTGCATTGCGTCGTCTTCCATGCCTGCCTCGAATGAGCCGTAAAGCATCTGCGAGCGCAGCGGCTCGGGCAGCGCCTGAAGCTGCGACACGTAGTTCGTGCCCACCAGGTGCGGGTTATCGGTCACGCGTGAGGGAATGAAGGTGCGCGAGCGCGGAATGACAAGCTCGCCGCCGTGCTCGAACGGTGTGTTGTCTGCGACTTCCATGTCGTGGCCGTCAACCGTGGCAAACCAGCGCAACTCGCCCGGCGCGGCACGCTTGCCGGGGTACTTGCGATCGAGCCACGGCGCGAAGAACTCGATCAGCCAGCGGCCCTCGGCTGACGATGGTGGGTTGAACGTGAGCAGCGTCTGGCACTTCTGCTTCGGGTCCGTGGTCCGGTTCCACGCCATTAGGAAACGGATCTGGATTTGCGGGATCTCGGCGGCCTCGTCGTAGATGATCAGATCGTGCGGCCGCCCGCGATACTTCTGCTCGTCGCCCATGTTCGGCACTGAGCCGAACTCGACCTGCACATCGGGCAGGCGCCAGATCGCATCCTTGCTCGACCAGCCATCACGCGTACCGAGCAGTTCGCCCATGCGGTCGACCATGCCGACGTGCTCGGTCCCGTTCTTGCGGACCACGATGCACTTCTGGTGCTGCGTGAGCGCCTTGCCGATAGCGAGATCGGTCTTGCCGCCGCCGGCCGCGCCACCGAAGCCGATGACATCGGCCGTCGACTCGTACGCCATCGTCTGCGGCCCCGGCAGCGGACGCCAAAGCTTCTTGGTGGCAGCGAGCAGGGATAGAAGTCGGTGGCGCTCGCCGGGCGTCATGTGCGGCAACGCGGCTTCGATGTCTGCGCGGCTGGGGATCACAGCAGATCGTCGCCCGTGTCGTGCTCGGCCTTGCGCGCGAGCCCTATGGCGATCAGCTTGGCTGCTTCAGTAGCGGCATCAGCGTCGCTGATCTCGAAAGGCTTGCCGTCCGCATTGCCGATATCGACGCGCGAACTATCGCGATAAGCAGGGTCGTGCGCCTTGATCAGGAACATGGCAAGCGTGTCGCTGTACTTGCGGATCGTGCCGCACTCGGCGCCCTGGTAGAAAACCGGTTCGTCGACGCCATCAAACGCGCGGCGCTTGGTTTCGTCTTTCATACCTTCGACGCCGAGCCGCTCGGCAACCTGCCATGCGGCGGCGAACTCGGCATCGTTGTCGCGCCACTCGTACACCGTGCGCCGCGCAACGCCGATCGCCGCGGCCGCCTTCGTGACATTGCACGTATCAGCGAACACGGTGAGAAACGCGGTTAATTTTTCAGGTGTGAGTTTTGAGTTCATGAGCGTGATAGTCACGCCCTGACAGCGAAGTATGTGAACGCTCAGCAGGCTTTGAATCGCACGGCGGGAGTTGCGCGCCGCTTGTACCGGCAGATGTAGCAGACCTGCGCTTTGCTGATGTCGAACTTCTCGGCGATGACCCGGTACGACATTCCGCCCTCGTGCAACTGGCGGATCAACTCGACGGCGGCATCGCTCAGTTTCGCGCGCTGGTGGTCCTGGCCCACTCGCAAACCGCGCTCATTTACCCCGATCAGCTTTTTCATTTTCGGCACCTCTGAACGTGCAGTTTTTTGCGTACACCACTACACCATCTACACCCCCCACTTTTGAAACTCTCCCAATTCGCCCTATACATTCACACGCAGTATTGAACTAGAAAAGTGGTGTAGTTGGTGTAGGTGGTATAAACCCAAGCCCAGCAAGGAACCCGGCCTACACCAACTCTGAATTTCGGGTGGTGTAGGTGGTATTATTCAGGGGCCACCCAAACCCGATATTGCTTTTTGTCGATCGTGCGAAAGTTGCGCGAGTAGCCCAAAGCCTGCAAAACTTTTCCAATCCGTATTTCTTCGCGCTTTCCAATGCTTTTCGCGTCAAACCGAAGCGCGTCCACCAGCACGTCATTTGCACGCAAAAATTCGCGCATTCGCGGTGTGCTGCTCTCGTCTTCGAAATCGCTCGGCGTGTCGAGCCACTGATCGACAATCGGAGTCCACGCATCCGAGATCTTGTGCGCGGCATGCACGGTCACCGCGAGGCGTTCGGCGTCGCGCCAGTCGATGTCGGTCAGGTCATAGACGACGCACGCTTCGGCCCACAATTGCAGGCAGTCGCGCGCGATGCCCTCGGGGTCGCACACGCCGACACAGATCGGCAACCAGCGTCGCTCACCGGTCTCGTCGCCGAGGAATTCTTCCTGGTTGGTGGTGCCGAAGAACAGGAAGCGCCGGGCGAAATGGGTGTTGAACTCTTTGTAAAGGGTTCGCCATTCCTCGTGCGTGCGGCTGATAAACGCCTTGATGGACTCGGCGTCGCGCGTGTGCAGCCCGCGCAGCTCACCGAGTTCGAGCACGAGCCGGCCGCGCATGCGCCGCGAGGCTTCCGCGTCGCGCTCGGCCAGGTTCAGTTCGGAATAGAAGTCGATAGCCGGCGCAAGCGCCTTCACCGCGCGTGTCTTGCCCGCGCCCTGCTTGCCGACGAACACCGGCGCCATCGGTGCTTCGCAGCCCGGCGACAGCACACGCCCGGCCAGCGCCGTCCACATGTAGCGCGACACCGCGCGCACGTATTCGCTGTCGGTCACGCCCATGTACGTCGTGAGGAATGCTTCGACGCGCGGCACGCCATCCCATTCAAGCGTGCGCAGCCACTGGATCGCGCTGTCGAAGCGGTTGTCGTCGGCCACGAGCCACACACCGTCGCGGATCATCTCTTTGGTGAGCTTCTTGAAACCCTGCTGCTCAAGCCGGATCTGCAGGCGCGTGTAATCGGCATCGGTGAAGCCGCGCCAGTCGTCGGTGCCCTGCGCGGCCAGCATGATCTCGGCGCGGAACTCGTCGAAGCGGATATGCACACCGGCTTCGAACGGATCGGCGAGCCCCTTGACCACGTTCTCGATGATCGCGAGGATCTCGCCATTGTTATTGCGCTTGAACCCAGGCCGCGAGCGCTGCGGCTGCTCACCGGGCGCGGTGGCGATCACTTCGAAGTCGTCTTCGATCGGCTCCTGCCAGCCGTACTCACGCGCGGTGTGCAGGATCGTGCGCGCGGTGATCGCGCCGCGCTCGCCGTCGTGCGCCTGCTTGATGTGCGGCCACACACGGTCGTTGAGGAAGTCGGGCGCATACTTGCTTGAGCGTGCCGAGAACTCGTGCGCGAGCGCGAGCCCTTCATCCGATCCGCTCGTCGCGTGGTGCAGCGCGAAGATGATGTTGCGCCACGCGTCGTAATCGAGTTCGTCATCACCAGAGTTGGGGATCGCGTCGAGCGCAGCGCGGACCTGCTCAAGCTCGACCGACACTTCGCCGACGGTGGGCGCGACAGGCTGCTCGCGCTCGACGACCGGGCAGCGCGTCGACACCGGCCACTCCATCTCGGCGGCGTATTCGCGCGGCATGTCGTCCAGCTCGAACGGATCGAGCGGCACCGATGCGCCGGCCAGCGGCAGCACGAACATGTTGCCGAAGCCATCGGCGGGCACGCTGTTCTGCTTCGGGAAAATCTCGACTTCACCGCGGGAGACGCCGCCCACACCGGAGCGCAGACCGCACATCTCAAGCACGGTGCGCAAACCATAGCGCACGCTGTACGCGTCCTGCGGCGAGTCCCATAGCAGATAGATGTGCATGCCGCTGCCGCCCGACGAGCGGAACGGGATAGGGCGCATGCCGAACTGCTCCATCGCCGCCATGATCTTCAGCGCCACGGCCTGCATCTCGGGCCACGGCGTGCCGCCCTGGTGTGAGTCGAGATCGAGCGCCGCGGCGAGCACCGTGCTGGCGCCGGGCTCGATCTGCGCGACACCGTAGGCCGGGCCACCATTGACGTGATGCGCGAGCTTCGCGTCGGTCAGGCGCTGGCGGGTGTGCGACATCTTGCCGTCGCGCTTGACCCAGCAGTGGGAAGTGACGACGCGCGAGACGATCGGCGCGAGCGCGGCGACCAGGGTTTGGTTATTCATAGAAGGTCTGCGCCGTCGTCAAATGAGGTCGTAGTCGTCGAGCGCTTCGCTCGCGGCTTCGATGAAGGCGCACGCGGCTTCGATGTTGATTGCGTTTCCGTATCCGCGCAGGGATTCAACGCGGTAGGATTTCGCTCGTGCGAGGCTTGCTGCATCAAGTCCTGCCACTTCAGCCAGTCGGCGTGCCCCGGTATTGAGCTTGCCCATGCTGCGGGGTAGCCCATCAACCAGCGGGAATGTTCCGGGTTCAACTGGCCGCCACTTCTCGTCGCGGCAGAGCAGCCAGTCAGCAGCTCGCCAGAAACCGTTAGTCGGGCCGGCCCGCTCGCAAGGCATGCCATTGCTGCCAGATCCGGCCCGTGCGAACGCATTGCTTCCCGTATGCCGCCTTCCGTCGACCGCACACCCTTGTCGGCCAGCGCCGAAGTCGGTGTCGGCCAGCCCGCTAACGCGACCGCATGATTCAACGTGATGTTCGGTGTGGTGAAGTGCGGCGACGGTTGCCGGCGCGCGTCCACGGTGGTGGTGGTGGGCCAATGCGCCAGCCACACCACGCGGCCCAGCAACGCGTTCAGTGATACGTTCGAGCACTCGGCGCCATCCTTGTAGTCGCGCGTCGTTGGCGTAGCCCAGCCAGTAATTGCGATCTCGGATGTGCGGCGCACCGACGCCCGCAGACGGGAACGGGACACAGATGAAGGTGTAGCCCAACCTTTCCATGTCAGCGTGAACAAGGTCGACCCACGGCTCGACAGCTTTAGCGCTAACCTGTTCTCCAACAACGCCTGCAGGTTTGCACTGCTGGATAAGCCAGTCGAGCGCAGGCCACAGGTGCCGCTCGTCATCAAACCCAAGCTGCGCGCCTGCCGTGGAGAAAGGCTGGCAAGGGCAACTAGCTGACCAGATTGGTTCGTCATCGGGCCACCCGGCGAGACGCAAGGCCAGGGGCCAGCCGCCGATCCCGGCGAAGAAATGACACTGTGTGTACTGCTTAAGATCGTCGGGTCGTACATCTTCGATGCTCCGTTCGTCGACATCGCCCGGCGCAATGTGCCCCGCTGCGATCAGATTGCGCAAAGTCTGTGCGGCCGGCGCGTGGATTTCGTTGTAATAAGCAGCCACGCAAACCCCTTTTCTTAAGACGAAATAACCCCACGCCGCGTAGGGGAATTCCCTAGCAGCAATCTTTTTCGGATAATGTTCGGTCCGTGTTAGGCTTGCCCTTACACAGATACGGGAATGCCGTCAGTCGGGTTTGGATACCGCTCGGGGGCCAGCATGTGGGGCGTGAACTCCCAACTGGTCAGCTCGGCGAGCGCGAGCACGCGGTCTGGCGGGAGACGGTCCTTTTCAATCCACTCGTAAACGGAGATACGCGAGATGCCCAATTTGCGCGACACCGCACCCGCCTTCCCCGCCCTGTCTACTGCTTTCTTAATGATGGACACCGGCCACTCCCTACAAATGTTAGGCGATTCCGAACATTCTAGTCAGGGCTCGCCGTACAGTCAACAAAATGTATCGGGGATGAATCAATGAGCCTCGGTGATCGCATCCGCGAAAAGCGGAAAGCCAAGGGGATGTCGGGCCAGCAACTGGGCGACGTGTTCGGTATCTCGCGGTCTTCGGTGTCGGATTGGGAGAACGGGCGCACGCGGCCAGATCACTCAAGACTGCACCGCCTGGCCGAAGTCCTAAACACATCTCTGGAATACCTATTAGAAGACAGCGAGGAAAAACAGGCTTTAATTAACCTTTCACCTACATCCACCAGGCATACAGTTGATGATCGCAACGTAGCCGGAACAGACCAGCCGGCCGGTACGTTGCCGGTGATAACTTGGGCGCAGGCCGGGGAATGGGGTGACAAATTGAACGCTAAGGACCTGGGGGACTCCGTGGAATGGGTTATGAGCCCGTTTCCGGGTGATTTTGTGTTGCGCGTTGTTGGTGAGAGCATGTACAACCCCGGCGGCGATCTGTCGTTCCGGGACGGGGATCTGATCTCGGTCAGCACGACCCGCCAGGTAGAGCACCGCAAGCTGGTGATCGCACAGCGCCGCGGCGAAGTGGTGCCTACCTTCAAGCAGTATCTGGTGGAAAACGATGGCTCGGTGCTGCTGCACGCGCTGAATCCGAGCTGGCCTAACAAGTACCTCCCGTTCGATGACCAGTGCAAGGTCGTCGGCGTGGTGACCGGACAATGGCGGGAACACTGACATGATCGGATACATCGCAACGCAGTTCGCATTCGCCGCGATCGGTTTCGCGGCCCTGTTCACCGTTTCCGCCGTCGCGGTGCGCTGGCGAGGCCGACATGTACGGCGCGACCACGCCTACTGGAACGGCCCCGCCTGACCGTAACTCCCCACTGCTGAAGGATACCCGCCGAGTGCGGGTATTTTTTCGTCTGTCGTGTACGGTATCGCTTTACAAGAGTTCGGAGTTGCACTACATTACGTGTACGGCGTTACCAAACAACGCCTGACAGGAGCGACGGACATGAGCCAGCTTGCACAAAACCTCTTTGAGCTTCAACGCCTGAAGGGAAAAGGCGGCGGCGCGTTGACCGACCACCTGTTACGCGAAGTCGCAGCCGATCTGATCAGCGAAGGCGTTGCCGCCGACGTCGTGACGATCGACTAACTGCCGCGCTATCCCACTTTCCAATCAGGAGCCCTTATGTCGCTCGAAGAACAACTGGCCGCCAATACCGCGGCGCTCAAGGAACTCACCGCTGCGCTGCTCGCGGGCGGCATCGTCAAGAACGCGCAGGCAACCGCCGAAGCGCATTCGTCGCCGGCAGTGCAGGCCGTGGTCAAGGCGCAGAAGGCGGCCGACGCAAAAAAGCCAGAAGCGGCGAAGGCTGCACCTGCGGACGATGCGCCGCCTGCATCTGGCGAACCGTCTGCACCGACTGGCGAATCATCTTCGGGCGAGCCGATGCCGTGGGCGGAAAAGACGGCGGCGAAGTTCGCTGAACTGAAGGACGCCGAGCCGGATCTCGAAAACGTGCGCAAGGCCGTGCTCGGCATCAACTCGCTGATCGGCCGCGATCAGGCGACAGCGGTGCTCGGCCGCTTCGGTGTCCAGGCTGTCACGCCCAAGGACAATAAGAAGGGGCTCGACGAGTCGCAGTACGCCGAGTTCTTCGCGCTTTGCCTCGAAGTGCTCGCGGGCAAGGTCGACGCAACCGCTTCGATGGCTTCGGAGTAAGCGGCCATGAACGCCACCACCGAAGAACGCGCCCACGCGTTGTTCTCGCCTTCGTCGGCCTACACGTGGATTGCGTGTAAGGCGTCCACCGCCGCGCAACTCGGCCAGCCCGACGACAGCAGCGCGTACGCCGACGAAGGAACTGCGGCGCACGAGTTGATGAAGTGGTGTCTCGACGCCGGCACTGACACGGCCGCGTACATGGGCCGGATCATCAAGGTCGGCGAACGTGAGTTCGAAGTCGATGATGAAATGGGCGAGTACGTGCAGATGTATGTCGACAGCGTGCGTGAGCGCGTCGAGGCGTACGAACTGGCAGGCGCGACCGTGACGTTGCTGGTCGAGCAGCGTTTATCGATCGAGCACATCACCGGCGAGAAAGGCGCCAAAGGCACCGTCGACACTGGCATTCTGGCCGTATTCCCGTCAGGGAAAGCAACCGCCGAATCGCGCGATCTGAAGTACGGCCGTGGTGTTGAAGTATCGGCGGTTGAGAACTACCAGCAGATGATGTACGCCAGCGCGCTGATCCACGAGTACGAAGACCTGATGGACTTCGACGAGGTCAACCTGGTCATCCATCAGCCGCGCGTAAGCGAGAAGCCCAGCGAATGGAAGATCACACCGGCCGCGCTGCAGGAATGGATCGCGACGGTGGCGAAGCCCGCAGCCGAGCAAGGAATGCTCTACGTGGAGTCGGTCGACTTCGTGCCGCTCAGCATGGGCGACTTCGCACCCGGCGAAAAGCAGTGCCGCTTCTGCAAGGCGAAGGCCGTATGCCCGGCACTGGCGAAGCACGTCGAGGAAACGATCGGTATGGACTTCGACCAGATCCCCGTATCGACGTTGGGCGACGGCGTGCACATGCTCAATAACGACGATCTCGGCGACATTTATCTGTCGCTCGATCTGATCGACTCGTGGGCCAAGGCCGTACGTGGGCGCATCGAGTACGAACTGCTGAACGGCAACGTGGTGCCCGGCGTCAAGCTCGTGCAGGGTCGTCGCGGCGCGCGCCAGTGGTCGAGCACCGAGGATGCCGAAGCGCTGCTCAAGTCGATGCGGCTCAAGCAGGAGCAAATGTACAACTTCAAGCTGATCAGCCCGACGCAGGCCGACAAGCTGCTCGCCAAAGAATCGCCGCGTCGCTGGAAGAAGGTGGAATCGCTGATCGTCCAGCGCGACGGCTCGCCGTCCGTGGCACCCGAGTCCGACAAACGCCCGGCGCTGGTCATCGCGCCGCCCGCTGACGACTTCGAAGTCGTGGCCGACGACGCACATATCACCAAGCACCTGGCGGATCTGGAAACCGCGGCGTTTGGCAGTGCTGCGGCCGACGCAGGAGACGACCTGTGCTAACCGACCGCGAAATTGTTGCTGCGCTCGTGCACAACGGCATGCCGCAAGCGCAGGCGCAGCGCCAGTTGAAGGAGCGCGACAAGCATATCCGCGACACGGCGCTGCGCAGCAAGGCGCGCCGCGACCGGATCGCGATTGCAACGCTCAGCGCGCTGCTGATCAAGTCTTCGGACGCCGATGTTAAACCCGCCGACTTCGCGCAAGGTGCAGTAGCGCAGGCCGACGCCCTTATCGCGGAGCTGGACAAATGAAACCGATCCCCGCTTTCAAGCAGCCCCATGTGCTCAGCGCGTTACTGCCGCCCGACGCGCGTTTGTCCCTGGCTCGGGCGGCGCACGAAGCGAAACATACCGAAGACCCGCTGGAACGCGAAGTGATCATGGAAGACGCAATCGCGCGCATCCGTCGGCAATACCCGAATTTCTTCAAGGAATAAACATCATGGCAATCGTCAAACTTTTGAGTGCTCGTCTGTCGTTCCCGGATCTGTTCACCGCCGTCCAGTTCGAAGGACAGGGGGCGTTCTCGTACCGCGCCGCGTTCCTGCAGTCTGAAGACCAGCCCGTCATGCTCCAGCAGGCCGACAAGTCGTGGAAGAAGACCACGATGGGCAAGGTGATCGAAGCCGTTGCGGCCGAAGCGTGGAAGGCAAAGGCGCCTGCGATCCTCAAGACGCTCGAAGGCAACCCGCAGAAGTGCTGCTGGTACGACGGCAACGTCAAGACGTACGACGGCTACGAAGGCAACTATGTGTTGTCCGCGTCGCGCGGCCAGGACAAGGGCCGCCCGCTGATCGTCGACAACGACAAGACACCGCTCACCGAATCGGACGGCAAGCCGTACGCCGGCTGCTACGTGAACGGCACCGTCGAGGTGTGGGCGCAGGACAACAAGTTCGGCAAGGGCATCCGTGCCACGCTGCGCGGCGTCCAGTTCGTCAAGGACGGCGACGCGTTCGCGGCCGGCACGCCGGTTAGCGAAGACGACTTCGACGAGATCGAAGCCCCGGAAACCGAAGACGACATCGCGTAAGCGCCACCCCGGCGCAGCGCGCCGGTTCTCACCTTTTCGAAACTTGGAGTAAGCAACATGGCACGCATCAAAAACAACCTGACCGGCGATGTGTTCGAAGCCCCGGCCCGCGATTTCGCGAACGAAGCCGACTTCACGATCGTCGATTCCTCGACCCCGATCACTGCCGAGCCGCCCGCTGCGGTGAGTGCTGCGGGGGAGTCCGTTACGTCTGCATCGGACCCTGCGCAACCGGCCGCATCTGGCACGACCGACGTACCGATCGCTACTCCGTCTTTGGATCAGACGTCGACCCAAACCGACGCGAGTGCGACGTCGCCGGAGACGGGCACGACGGCCGAGCAGTCAAGCGCCGAGGCCCCTACGACGGATGGCACCGCACCGTCGGACCAAGGTGAAGCGGGAAACGTTTCTCCGACCGTCACGGATTCGAATACGACGCAGACGACGGTCGGCCAGCCTGCGACTACCTCGGATACCGATACGACAGTTGCGACTGCGGATGTCGCCAGTTCACCGTCGACGGTGAGCGCGTCGTCGACTGGCACTGACCCAAACGTCGATGCGAGCACGTCGCCCGCTGGTGCGGTTACCGATGCGGCACCGGTGGCCGTAGTCGAAACCCCGCCGACGGATTCGGCAACGGGTAACCCGACTGGCGGCCCGACGGCCGGCAACGGCGCCACGCTCGACGCACGCGGCAAGCACATCGTGGCCGACCAGCTCGAAAGCGACATGCTGTTCGCGATCGCGCAGATCGTCACGCCGACGGACAGCCTGCGTCACGCGGCCGATGCGTTCTTCGACCAGGTGCGTTCACAGATCGACGTCGAGGCGGCGTAAGAAGTAGCACGGTCCCACCTTCGGGCGGGGCTCTTAGTGGTGGCGGCTATTGGGATTAAGTCACGCCCCGTAGTCGAAATCGGAATACCTCGCGAGGGTAGCCGCCACCCCTAAGAGTGGGGCGCACGTCTCCAAGCTACGCCCGGCAGCGTGGCACAAAGCTCTGGCTCGCTAACCTGCGTCGCCCGCGGAGAGTCTTCACGGCGCTGGGGTGCGCAAAGGCGGTGCGCTTAATTCATTAGCGCCAAAGCCAGAGCATGCCGGTTTAGTTGTCCTAACAGGAGATCATCATGTTGCTGTACTGCTGGCTCACCCTCATTGTTCTCGCGCCGATCAGCGGCTGCTTTCTGTTCGTGCTGCTCGCCGACAACCCCACGCCGATGCACGCTGCGGCCGGCGCGGTCGTCGGCATGGTGGTGTCGCTCGCGGCTGCTGTCACTTTTAACTGAGGCGCACATGAGAACCGATCCGCGCGTCGCTTGCGGCAACGAGAAAGAGCTTGTGTTTTGGGCATTCGTGCATGACGCAATCGCGCATCCGCTTATGGCGCTGACGGGATGGAGCAAGTTTTCGCTTCGCTTCCACGACTACACATCACATTACGCGTGGCCGCGCGACAAGCGCACGCCGGCCAGACCCGTTACCGTGCGCAGCGATCGTTTTGGGGATCTGACGGTGACCACGACACCGGCGGGCTTCTTCGAAGTCGCGCACGGTCGTATTGCGCACCGCCTTTGCGTCCGCGCAACGGACGTATCGGACGCGGTAGAGCAGGCCGAGCAGTGGTTTAGCGGTCTGGTTGAATTGATCCCCGAAAGCGCGACGAACTGAGCATGGCGCGCTGGAACGTTCGCTGTAGCCGCGAGAAATGCAAGATGCGCTACGTGTTCGCCCGGCACCCTGACGACTACAAGACGCCGCGCAAATGCGTTGGCTGCGGCGGTACGCGGTTTCGCGTCATCAAAAACATTCTGAAGGACAGCGGCCATGTCGACTGCAACTGCAATGCGTACCGGTGGGGTGACAACTACACCGCCAACTATCCGCCGCATCGCCGTGGTTCGCGCGAGTGCCGCTTCGATCGTGATGGAACCGAGCGGGCAACTTACGCTTGCCCTCACGACGGGTTACCACGTTGGCCCGCTCTTTATTGTGAACAAGCGCCGCGCCCCAGTGATTCATGGTGGCACTTTGGGTGGCAAGCGGCGCAGGCAGCGCGAGAAGCGGAACACGCCGCCCTGGGCGAATCGTGCCTTGATCGCAGCGATGTATATCGAAGCGGCGCGAATGACGCGGAAGACGGGCGAACTGTACGTGGTGGATCACATCGTGCCGCTGGACGGGAAGCTGGTCTGCGGCCTGCACTGGCATTTGAACATGCGAGTGATCCACTGGAAAGCGAATGCGAAGAAGGGCTGGGGCACCTGGCCTGATATGCCGTTTGAACAACTGGAGCTTTTGTGAGCACTTTCTATTCACTGTTCGATTCGTGCGGCGGTGAACGGGTTGCCTTGCGCGCGACCCGATTCGTTAACCGGAAAAGCATGTCATTCACTTTCGTCGGCTGGTGCAAGCTGTGTGAGAAAGAACACACGATCGAGCGCCGCGCGCCGGTCGGATCGTTCAAAACGCCGCAGGCAGATCCGCGCTGGGAAGCTCGCATTGAACATACGTCGGCTCGATTGAAGATGCCCTATTCGATGCCATCGTCGAAAGGCGCGCTATTTTCAATCGGTCCAATCCGATTTGAACTGCTGAAAGACCGGGTTGCAAAGCCGCTCGACCCCATCCCTGCCTCGTGGTTTGTCGACCTGTCACTCGACGTCATCGAGAGCACAGAGCCCGAAGAACTCGACGGCGCAGACCT